GCCGCAGTGGTGAATCCAGTGCCATCACCAATCAGTATTTCCGTGGTAGCTAATGCCAAATCAGAGGGGTCGCCGGAAGAGTTAGCGTTTCTTACCTTAACTGTGTTAGCCGCCATATGCGCTAACTTTGCATTGGTTACTCCCTCATCCGTAACATTGACCGTAACCGTAGTGCCTGTCGCCGAAGTATCAAGGCCCGATCCCCCAGCCACTGTGAGAGTATCAGAGTCGAGATCAATATCAATAGTGCCACTGTCAGTAGTGATATCCAAATCTTCCGCTGTAACTTTTGCGTCAACATATGTTTTTACCGCTCCTTGAGTTGACAGGAGAGTGGCGCTACCAGTGCCTACATCCCCATTGTCTATGCCTGTTACTGTAGCACCTGTAGCCAAAACAAGACTTGTGCTTGCATCTAACGTAGTCCCAGAAATAGCGGCAGGGGTTGCCCCGCCGATAACTGTTCCATCAATAGTCCCGTCATTAATGTCTACCTTCTGGGCTGTCTCTACACTAAATGGTAAGGTGATAAAAGAACCGCCATCGTATATCTTGGCTACATGATTCCCGGCACCACCAGAGGTGTCTATCCAGACCAGACCCTCAGCTAGAGAAACGGCTGGAGCAGTAGCTGCTGTATGTATAGCATTTACAGCTATGTCAACAGACGGGAAGGATTGCTTTACAGCCCTCTTAACTGTCCTTATCTGATCGTCACCCTCAGATACTGGATCACTGGCTGTAGGATCCGTTATTGACAGTTCATCAATATAATTCGCATTATCTAGGGCCATTACGGATACCCTCCTGTGTTCATAACCCTCAACTCAGAACCTGAGTGACGGTCAAATATGTCTCTATTCTGTAAGTCTTGCGCTACCTTCTCTAACATAGAAGCCCATAACTGAACTCTAGAATCATTCATTAGAAATGGCTCTGCCTCTAATAACGCCCCGTATAAATAGATATCTGGATTCTCTGTCAGCATTACCTCAGTTGTATTAGAAACAGATAAGTTATCAATCTTTTTAAGATATAACATAGAGGTAGTGTAGGCTGCATCAGGAGATGGACCTACCCTAATCTTTCTTGTACCGGCATCAGAGAATAGTGTAAACGCTTGTGGCCTTCCTATGTTACTTCCTGCCCACATCCTGTTCATCATCTCAGGCGTAATATAAGATAATGCAACTACTGGATCGGTGGTTAAATGAAATTCCTTCATACCCGTAAATCCCGTAGGAAGATCATAATCTCTTGTGCCGCCAGCCATTATTAAAGCCGTACTTACATTCTCCATAAGGGATATACGCAGATTGCGATTCATCTTCGCCTCTGCCAAAGCTATGAACTCTGGTATCCTGTCAGTCAAGTCATCCCGATCTAACCAGTTGGCTACAGCGGTCTGAAGTTCTGCGTATGTTCCAATAGCCATTAGACGTTACGGGCTGAGAAGAATACGTTTTGGTTTAATATTCTATAATTTCTTTGTGTGCGTCCTGCAACGCCAAATGCATATAACCACATAGTTAAACCCTCGTTGGTGTTGTTCTAAAATATTTATTGTCAGGGTCGTTAAGATACTTCTTCATAAGATTATGATCTTTCTCTATTGCCCCATTCGTTTCCTTCATCCATTTGGTCCATATATTTAATGGGATGGATGCAACCCTTACACCTTCGCCAGATTTACCGGGGGTAAGCAAGTCACCATAATTATTATATGCTTTCTTGTTTTCCTCCAGAACAGGCTCTACATCCTGATAGGTATTAATAGTAAACTCTTTCTCATCCGCGCTGGAATGGAAAGTGGTATGTAACATATTAGACTCTACCTTCTTGGTCATCTTACATGATACCCCGGATCGTTGCCCTCTACGATTCTATTCATACGAGACTTTGTATCAGAAAGTTTCTGCTCTAAGGTTAGAGGCTTCTGGCTCTTTGCCTTTACTTGTTTAACAGGCTTACTTTTTTTACCAGCCATAAACCTTTCCAACCTTAGAAACTTGCGTGCTTATAACATTATCTATAGACCCATTATGATCTGTATGCCCTAAAGCACCATCCTTACCCGGCCCATACTTTTTAAGTTTAGGCTCACCTTCTGAATAAGGCGGAGGATTCATGTTGGGACCAATAGCGGTTGCACTGCCCTTGCTGGGCGGTTGTCCAATATTTGCCATCTTATTTCTCCTTTGAGGAAAAGCCCCCCGAAGGGGGCTAAACCAAAACTAATTACTTGGCGCTCTTAATCTGACCGTTGCCCAGACCATTCTTCGCACGCAAACCATACTCAGCAATCAAAAGCTGTTTCACACTATCACCAGCTTTGGCGAGAGTTTCTGTACGGAAAGGACGCAGATAGTCGACAGACCAAAGATCGAAATCAATGAAGTCGCACTGGTTAGATGGCATAAAGCGATTAGGTACGACCTTGAAAGTACCAAAGTCAGTAACCAGAACATCTACTGCGTTCACAGCAGTAATTGCTTTATCACCTGAGTTGTTGCCTATAGGATCAGCAACCACGGAACCACCAACACTTGAGCTACTAATAGTCTGCTTAACAGTAGCAGGACACATAATGGTATCTGGCGAACCGCCCAAATCCCAAATGCGACTTACAACCGTATTGATAGCAGCAAGACTAACAGCCGTATCAGCACCACCAGCACTAGAGCTAGTTGTTCCATCCGGGCCAGCACTGCCAGCGCCCAAGTTTGCAAGACCAGCACCATCAGTCATATTGACGATAGGAGATGCTTTCCAAACTTTACCCGCAACAGTGCCACCAGCGATAGATGGAGTACCGATCCAAGTACAGAAAGAAGCGGTATTTCTTGCGGAACCAGAAGAACCAACAGCTTTTACTGTGGCATCGAGCAACATAGTTTCCATATCACGCTTCATTTCTTTAGCGCGTTTGGCTAACTGGTAAGCCTGAGTTGATTTACGGCCCGCGAAATCCACTGCTTCAGCAGTTCCAGAACTCTGGACTTGCGTTGCGGATATCTGGGTGTAGTTACTCAAACGGCGTGGCTCTGTAGCAGCAGTTGAAGTGTAATCGTTACCTTCTATCTGTCTGTTAGCAGCCGTTGCCGCAAGCTCATCTGTCTGCCATTCAAAGTTCGTATTGTCGCACGAACCTCGACCCACACCATTTAAAAACGGTGTGTCCGTTGGACTTATGTTGTATATAATGTTACTAAGGTCTTCCCTGATACCAACGGCACCATAGGTTTCCCTAGTATTCGTAGGAACTGCCATAGCATTTCCCTCCTTAGTTAAATGTCTATAAAATCCTCTAGGAGCGCAGAGGCATCATCAATGTGCCCTGATCCCTGAAGACGCTTCATTTGTGCAGTACGTTTAGATTTTGAATTAGAAGAACTGGTTCTACCTTGGCCTGACCGAATAACTTTCGGCTTATTCTTTAGCTTCTTTGACTTTACATCTGATTTCTGTAATTGGTCGTATTTTTGAGCTTTTAATAATACAAGTACAGAGCGATGATCTATAAGACTATTCAGTTCCTCAGAAGTAAACCCCTGCTCCTTGGCATAGGATTGTAGGTTTGCTGATAAATCTTTTTGTTTGTCGGGGTTACCCCACTCTGGAAGAGCTTCTATTAATTTACCTTTCTCAACTTGCAACATTTCATGTTGGGCTTTTTTATTTTCCGCCCATTGAGTCTGAGCAACTCGTTCTTGCTCTTTTTGTAAACCCTGAATTCTTTCCTGAGCCTCTCTAAATTGTTCCCTAGTAGTAACATACTCTATGGGATCATTTTCCCTTAGAGTATCCCAATCGATATTTGAAAACTTCTCTAACTCGCCGCTATTATTAGCGATTATGTTGGTTAGAGCTTCTGCGTACTGCTGACGCTCTTGCTGAATCTGCTGTACTTGGGAATTATACTGATGTTGCAGTGCTTCCATTTCCTTTCGATCATTAGCTACTTCTTGCGTCTTACGAGTATAATCGGATTGTCGGCTATAGCCGCTAAGAAGTTCGTCAAGGCTGACTGCTACTTCTTCACCATTTACGGTGACAGCATACAGTTCCTCTTCTCCTTCACCTT